GATGAGCAACTTATTGTATATAGAGAGTTGTATGTTTCTAAAGTCCTTGCCACAGATTTGGCAGATATGATATTAGATTTAGAGGCAGAAGATGGAAGTATTAAGTATGGTGTGTTGGACAGTAGCCTTTGGCATAAACGTGGGGATACTGGTCCTTCTCTTGCTGAACAGATGATTATGAGAGGGTGTCGTTGGAGACCTTCAGATAGAAGTAAAGGTAGTCGTGTATCAGGAAAGAATGAGATACATAGACGTTTGCAGGTAGATGAATTTACAGAAAAGCCAAGACTTGTGTTTTTTGAGACTTGCACAAATACAGTGGCTCAATTACCTTCTATACCTTTGGACAAAAAGAATCCAGAAGATGTGGACACAAGAGCAGAAGACCACTTGTATGACGCATTAAGATATGGAATAATGACTAGACCTAGGTTTAGCATATTTGACTACGACCCTATGGGCAAACCAACGCAAAATATGCCTGTAGCAGACGCAACATTTGGATATTAATATGGCAGAAGAAGAAATTACGTTAGATGATGATTCTATTGCATTAGAAGATGTAAAAGATTCTACTATAGACGATGCAAAAGTAAATAATATTATTCCTTTTATACAGGATAGATACGATAGAGCAGAAGACTATAGAAGAAATGATGAAGAACGATGGCTACGTTCTTACACAAATTACAGGGGGATATACGGAAGCGATG